GGGTGACATCAAAGCTTTCAGTTGCGGGAACACGCCACTTCAGAGTGAAGTCAGTGCGGCGGATGTCCCCATCCATCTTGTAACCAACCTGATAGTAGATACCTGCTGGGGTGGGGTCCAGGTTCAGATCAATCTCGCCGTTTTTAACCTCGTATTGACGTTCGTGACGACCGACACCAAAGAAAGGCTGTGAAGGCTTAACAACCAATACGCCATCACGATCGTCGGAAAATAATTTGCCATGGACCCTGGTCATTAGCCGACCTCGCGATAACTAAGAGATAAACCCACATTTGCGCTACCAGTAATGACAGCGTTTAGCTTTTCACCTGTATCGGTTTCAAACAGGCCCAAAGGATTGGACAGATGAACACTGCCATTGACAGGCAAGTAAATCTTTCCAGAGATATTGTCGGTCGCACCAGTCTGGAACTGGACGTTGCAAGCTGCGTCGGCGCTCAAAGTGATCGACATCACCCGAAGCTTTGTACTGGCTACAAGCGGAATTACGTCAGCGCTGGCAGTAAGGTCCTGCGCTTTAAATTTAAGATCGTTAGTAAAAGTATCATGGAAGGTAACAAGACCCTCATTCACACCGGAGCCGCTTGTGCCAGATGCACGGATATAGGCGTCTGCTCCGTTGGCGTCTCTTCCAAAAAGTGACATCAGACAAAACTCAGGAAAAGTGTATTAGCCCTATCCGAAAAATCGAATGTAGACAAAATGAGTGTACCGGACTCAACCCAAGGTGTTTTAGTTTCGTCGCGCAGTAAAGCTCGTATTCTTACTTTAACATTCTCAAGATCACCAACAATCAAGTCTGCACGGGGCGAGTAGAAGTAGCCTTGGTTAATATACTTACTGTAAATCGAACTAAAAACTTCAAGCTCGTATCGATCTACGGCGGTGTCGGGTAGTTCAATACTGAAGAAAGAGCCTGGAAAAATAAAGTCAAGCGCTCCTTGTTCGAGCCTTTGGAGTGAATTCCAAGATACAGTTATCCTTGCTTGCGGATCAATCGTCATGGGTTTCGGATCTTGAAGGATATCTTGCTGATATCGAGTACTTTGTTCTTGCCTTTGCTAAGGGACTTGCTGCTGCCATAACTGGCAGATGCTGTATTTACATAATCGTACTTAGCTTCGTCATACTTAATAGCGATAACTTGATAAGTACCGCGTTCTTGCTCACTAACTTTCTGAATTCGATAGCGGTTGAATCGGTGGTCATTATTGTTGTTGCTGGCTGAATGAACAAGCACCCAAAGCATATTCGACGAAGGTACTGAATTAAACCCAGATACATCAACAGTATTACCGCTCACAGCAACAACTTGACTTCGTTCAGCCGTGCCAGAGGCTGTGTATATGTATAAATCCCATCTGTCACTTGTGTAATCGACACCGGTTGTTAAATCACGGTCGAGCACAATTTTGGTCGCAGTGGCTGAAACAATTCGGCCTCCTGCTTGAATCCGGGTCTTGAGTGGGTCTCCGATCAGACATACATCCCCAGGTAACAGAAGACCGCCTTCAGGACCAACTTTAAAACTGACAGTCTCTGTTGAGCGTAAGTTGGTAGCCAGCGTGTAGCGACCCATTCTTTGTGCCTGCTCTGGATCGGTGCATCCCAGCGCTCTGATTTTTTGAAGGTTATATCCGTACTTCTGCATAGCATCACGATCTTCGACCAAGACTTTCGCTTCCTTATAGAAATTCTGCTTATCGATATAACTGACTTGAACTGCGGTAGTTCGTGCTCTTTTGCCAGTACCCTCATAAACGAAACAAGGCTCGGCCACCATATCTCCGTCTTTGGACTGCAATACATTGGCTTCAGTAAACAGACGATAGTCGTCGCGATCTGCAGAAGTCTCAGCCGCTTCGTCAATAACTACAGTCACATATCCACCTGCATAAATCAGCTGCCCTTGGAAGGTTGATGTGATGCTCCTGAGAAGTTCAATAGTGTCTGCGTCCCCAGCAATAGTCGCATCAAAGGTGATGTCATGATCATCACAGTACTTCTGAGCCTTGTAAAACGAAGCCTTGTCAATGTCCGATTCACGAATACCGGGTTGAACCACAGTGTTGCCAAAGGTCGTATATGTACGATGCCCCGCTCCGTATCGAGGGTTAAGCAGCAGATCTAAGACAACGTTTGCAGGGTTACGAGAATATCGATAGCTGATGGAAAGATTCCTATTAAGTACAGGGATTTTTCTACCCTTGACCAAAGCAGTAATAGCTGGCAAACGTGTGACAGCACCCGCCTTAAAACGAGCAGCGAGTAAGGATGAGAATGGATATACCAGCTTCTCAGCCCACAAAACTTCCATCGAAAGCCAAGTAATATCACCCTTCACCCAGGTGAAGTTGGTTGAGGATGTCTTGCCTGTTCTGATATAAGTGTCTTTAGGGCCGTATCTGTCAACACGTTCGATCCTGACCGATATGGGCATTGGTTCGTTTTCTACATCTACTTCAATAACTTCAACGACATTCCGCATATTTCTTTCACTTAAGATCGTCTTATCCGGATCATCTTTGTCTTTCTTAAGTCTCGGGAAAATACGCTCGTCTGCGTTGCTCCCATTAATTACATCTCCATTAGCATTAAAAACTTCTACCTTATAGCGCAAAGGGTTGTCAGCTCCCCCTCCGTTATTGTTTCCATCATCGACATAATCGCGGTAATTTTGCTTGGAGCCGTCTTTGTTCTGGAATACTTTGTTTTGGTAGAAAGGTGGAACAAGTACTCGGATCCGTACCTTCTCAGCGTCGGGATTATTGAAGGAGCGGATCTCAACAACATTAGGCTCCACACTGGTATCAGTGACTCTTTCGTAATAGGTTCCACCAGCTACAGGAAAATTAGACCCGACCGACATGTGGAAACCAGCGCTTTTCATGAATGAAAACTGACGAGTCGTTTGCGACCCATCAGTGAAAGCCACCTCATCGACACCAGCAGCTTTTCCATTCAGGCCGTTGTAAAACAAGTTCTCTTCAGCGCTGTCAGGGAATCCTTCGATTTCACCTTCAGAAATCAGGCCCATCCAAAATGCTTCTGGCTCGTCCTCACCAATTCCATCTTTGATATACGATGCAATAACTGGGATATTGGTAACTAATGTCTGCCCGTAGACAACCGGCACAGGCGTTCCGTCACCAGCGGTGCCTGTAGCCGCATTTGTGATCGCTTCATCAGCAGGCTTTCCTTCTGTCTTATGAGTTTGCTCTGGTACACCGGGCGCAAATAAACCAGCAATGCCAGTGAAAATCAGTCCAAATCCCAATGAGGCGATGGCAGGTGCAATTGCTGAACCCACCGTCATCAGGCCGAATCCAGTAAAGGCGAATGCAACCAAAGCAATACCTAAAAGGATCTTGCCGAAGCTGCCACCAAAGAAATCAGAGAACCAGTTGGATCCAGTAATGACCGGAACAAGCGTCATCTCAGACGCACCAAAAGCTAGTTCGTCGTAACCAACAGCATCTTTTGGAGTGAACAGTTGAAAAAATATCCCGCGCTCATGCGCTGCACTCATATAAGTGCGAAACCCTGGAATTAATTGACAAAGGGCACGAATTGCTTCGTTTGGTGAGCGTACATCAAGCTCATGCTCATAACCAAACTTCTTTCCTACGATCCCTTCAAGGCGGATTTTCATCATTTTCCTAAGACCTTGTCAAAGATTTCAACATCGCCTTCAGGTGTCATAACCTCAAGCCGATCAGATTCGACGATATAAAGATAAGACGTTATTTCCATATTCAGAGCAACCAAACGATCATGCTCGCTAAAACTTTGATCACCAACAGGGTGCGAGTGGAAAATAGTGTCTGATCTGTATTTTAGGTAATCCTGAGCTGAAATCAGAAATGTATTGACAGGGTCATCAGCACCGTTTGTAACAGCGACGGCTTTACCATCCACTACAAATCCACAGGCTTCATTAGGTCGTGCCTTACGCGAAATCTGAGCAATTCTTCTGTGAAGTTGTTTAGCCATCTAAAACCGAAAGCACCGTTAGTAATATGCCGAATAACAGGAAAAATAAAACTGCGGTGATCATCTATCTGTAACGGCAGGAAATCCACCGAAACGAAGGTTGTTGCCAAACCTTTCACGGCAAGCTTCAAGCGTCTTCGGGCAAACATCTGGATTGGACTTCGCCGAGCCTGTGTACTTGCACTCCGGTCCTCGATAATCGAAAGGGCAGAAGTTGCTATACATCCGTCTCTTGGGGATAGCGAGCCCCTCTAGGTCGAATACAGATGTCAACTCGTAGGTAACACCCAGCTTACTTTCATTAACTTTGCGATTAAACCACCATGTATCTGGTGTCCAATGAGCATCATCGTCATAGGTATTCTGTTGTGGCCCACCGTTGATTGAGTGTAGGTATTTCACATAAGTACGAATCCTAGTAAGACTAAAACCAATCAGGTCTTCAAAATCGAGGTTATACAAAGTCATCTGACCATCGATGTTGGAGATCTGGAGATTCGGCTGAGGCAGGTTATTACTGCCACTCAACTCGAACCCCGCGGCTGCGATAGGTATTGGGGTGTAGCTCTTGAGATTTCCGTCTCGATTGACGTACTTAACAGGGTGTCCACCTGACTCCTCAGGAGATACCAAATAAAGATCCCCACTCCAAGACCCGGCCATTGCGGACGCTTCGCCGGAGATGTGATACAGGGTGATAGGAGAGTCCTGGGAAAGCTTCCTAGACTCTTTAATAATTTTTGAATTAGGCATTAGCGTATGCCTCAACCAAAGTAAATGTGTACTCGATAGCCCCGATAACAGGGTTTATTTTGCGGGTGTAAGTGTTGTCCTTAAGTCTGTAGCGTCTCTGTTCACTACTCCAAGGTTGGAGCGTTGCAAGAAAATAGTCGCCAACAGCTACTTTGTCTAAATCCCTTTGAAAGCGGGTCTGAGTTACTGATCCAAGGATGGGTTCAGTGACAACATCGTATTGAGTCGTTCGGCTGTTGATCCCATCAGCACTCATCGCTTCATAACCATCTCCGAAGCCAAAGGTACGGACCCTGTGAGAGGTTCTCTCTACTACCTCCATACGAAAGTCAAGGCTCAGATTAACGTCGGCCATTGTAAAGAAGTCCTCCAACCCTACGCTCATCCATGATCACGCGCTTAACCGCGCTATCGATGGCTTTGCTCAGTCTGCCTGCATTATCGCCTGAAACTTGACTGCTAGTTTCACCACCTTGGGCAACATTGACCGTGATGTTCGTATTGACACTATTACCCATCCCGTTCTTACCCATAGCAATGGGAATGGACTTTCCGTCAGGAAGGGGAACAACAGCTTCATTCATTCCCGCCTCGCCAATCAACGCATGAGTTGGCCCAGTAACAATGCCACCCTTCGCAAACTCGGTGGGACTTCCAATAACGCTATCTAAGACGTTATTCGGCACTCCTGCAAAAGAATCAGTAGCACCACCACCACCACCGAAGAGACCACCTCCGCCACCGAAGGCGCTGAAAGCACCTTTCAACAGATTGATAACAATTAGTTTGGCGATCATCTGAGCAGCCATTTTCAAAAATGCCTCACCAATGGACTTAAAGAAGTTCTGGAAAGCTTCGCCAGCAGTCATAGTGCCGTTGACCAAGCCGGTAATCGCTGTAGCAATTCCTTGTTCGATCGTGGTGGCAATATCTGCCATTCGTGCCTGAATGTTGTTGATGTACTCATTCGCAGAAGTGATGTACTCAGCTAAGGCACCACCATTAGATCGCTGAGCCGCTGTCAGCTCGTCTACAGCAATCTTTGCGCTCTGGTTGGCTTCAGTTGTCTGCCTAACCAATTCCGCATGCCTTTCCTCAGTCAGATTTCCTTGCTCTCTCGCCAAATTAAAGGCGGTGAGTTTGTCAGTTGCTACCTGATCCAACTCAGCCTTGCGCATCGCACCTTCAAGGGCGGGACCGCTGAAGCCCTCCATCACCAACCGATTCCTTGTGCGTAGGAGTTCGACCTCTCCCTTCATAGTTTCAGTGGCTTGCCTGAAGGGGGCAGTCGATGCAAGTCCCGCCGCCATTGCGTTGGCACCCTGCAAAGTCTCCGCGTTTTGGCCAAACGTGGTAGCTCGTGCCTGGGCTCCTGTGAGCTTTGCCTGTGCAACGTCTACTGCGCCCTGTGCCCTGATCGCATCTGCACCTGGCTTAGCTGCTGCAAGTCGATTCTGAGCTGCCAACAAGTTGGCTTCAGCCTGCGTCACGTCCGCTAGGAATGCCTGTTGACGGGCGGCGACTGCGTTGTCAGCTCTAAGCAACGTATTGACGATGGCAAGCTGAGCAGCCGTTTCACCGGTTTGCATCTGCTCTTGCAGATTCAGAATGAGGTTGTTGTTTTCTTTGATGATCTTGCGCTCAAGCTCGCCAAGCTTCTTGACCTCTTGTGCCTGGACCTGAGCCAACTTACGAATAGCGTTGGCTCGTGCGTTGTTGGCGCGATCCGCATCCCCCTTACCGCTTCGATTATTTATGAAGTCTTCGCTGGTAACCAAGTCACCAACCTTCATTCCTGATTCACCAACCCCGAGTGACTTATTGAACCGCTTCTGAAGCTCCGCAGCGGCTTTAGTCGTCGAGGCTACGTTCGCCTCAGCCTGGGCTCTGGTGAGTCGATTTGATTGGCCCATAGCACCACCCAACTCAAGCGAATCAACACCTGCAGCATCCATCCGTGCAAGTTGTGCTTGAGCCCGAACACGCGCCTGAATCGCAGAGTTCAACTGGTTATCAAGACCGATGTTGTAGAACCTCATCAACGCGAGGGTTGCTTGGTTCACGAGTTTGATTATTTCTGTAAATACGTTCTGGAACATCGCACCTACAGGCCCAAGCAACTTACCGACGTTGAGCTGTAACTCGTTTAGGGCAGTCTGCAGTCGAGCCCCTGCCTCTTCTGGTCCTTTTGATATTGCCTCGGCTGAAGCTCCAAACTCCGTAAACAGCTCTTTGGAGAAGTTGACGAAGTCCTCAACAGATACAGTGCCTTGTTCAAGACGCTTATCCAGCTCCGCCGTTGTTATCCCCATCGACGTTGCGAATAGAGACACCGCACCCGGAAGCCGTTCCCCGATCTGGCCTCTGAGCTCTTCTGCGGTTACCTTACCCTTGGAGAATACCTGCTGCGTTGCAAGTAAGATTCCGTTCAGTTGTTCATTACTACCGCCCAACGCTTTGTTGGCAACGATCATACCCTCGAAGACACGTTTCGCATCTGCAGTAGATACTCCGGCCGATCGAGTGGATGCAGCTAACCTTGTGAAATTTTCAGTCGCTTCCTGTATAGGCAGGTTGTACTTTTTGACAACCTCGTTAATGACCTCCAGGCCCTGTCGGGTGTCGTCACCAAGTACGCCAACAAGAGCTCGCTGGAACTTTGCCTGCTTAGCCGCCGCGATGGCTGCTTGGTTGCCGTATGCAATCAAACCCTTGG